TATAAACCACTTCACAGTTTCTATCAGGTCTTGTCCTCGGAAGCGTACTCAAAACATGGCCTGAATGTTCACGGCGTGGTCTTCGATGAGCTTCACGCTCAGCCGAACCGCAAACTCTACGATGTGATGACCAAGGGTTCAGGTGATGCGAGAAAACAGCCTTTGTTCTTTCTTATCACGACTGCTGGAACAGACCGACACTCTATTTGCTGGGAGGTACATCAAAAAGCGGATGACATCCTGCACGGCAGAAAGCGTGACCCGAGTTTTTATCCTGTGATTTATGGCGCAGGAGACGATGAGGACTGGACAGATCCCGAGGTATGGAAGAAAGCAAACCCCTCGCTTGGCATCACGGTCGATATTGAAAAACTCCACATCGCCTGTGAATCGGCCAAGCAGAACCCTGCTGAAGAAAACACCTTCCGGCAGCTCAGGCTCAATCAGTGGGTCAAACAGTCGGTGCGCTGGATGCCAATGGAAGCCTGGGATAAATGCTCCCTTTCCGTTGATCTGGAAGCCCTGAAAGGTCGTATCTGCTACGGCGGTCTTGACCTTTCCAGCACCACCGACCTTACAGCTTTTGTGCTGGTCTTTCCGCCTGATACCGAGGACGGCTCGTTCGATGTGCTGCCCTTTTTCTGGATGCCAGAGGACAATATCCCACTTCGGGTAAACCGGGACCATGTGCCTTATGACATTTGGGCGAAGGAAGGACAAATACTCACAACGGAGGGAAACGTCGTCCACTACGGTTTTATCGAAAGCTTTATCGAGGAGCTGGGGAAAACATACAACATCAAGGAAATTGCCTTTGACCGTTGGGGTGCTGTGCAGATGAGTCAGAACTTAGATGACCTCGGCTTCACGGTCGTTCCCTTCGGTCAAGGCTACAAGGATATGAGTCCGCCTTCCAAGGAGCTGATGAAGCTGGTGCTGGAAGGAAAAATCCGCCACGGCGGACATCCGGTATTGCGCTGGTGTGCCGACAATATTTTTATCCGCACCGATCCTGCCGGAAACATTAAGCCTGACAAGGAAAAATCTACCGAACGCATCGACGGTGCAGTGGCGCTCGTCATGGCACTTGACCGGGCGATTCGTAATCAGGCAGGAGACAGGGAAACTTCTGTCTATGACGAGCGCGGGCTTTTACTCTTTTAGAAAGTTGAGGTGATGCCTTCTGGGAATCTTTAAAAATCTATTCAGGAGCCGGGACAAACCGGAGCTTACGAAACCGAGCACGCCTCGGTTTTTCTTTGCCCCGACATCAAGCGGCAAGCAGGTAACGGAAAAGACGGCCATGCAGTCAGCAGCGGTGTATGCCTGTGTGCGTGTTATCGCCGAGACGATTGCCAGTCTCCCTTTGCACCTCTACCGCTATGTGGATGAGGGCAAGAAGCGTGATCCGAGCCACCCGCTCTATGCGCTCTTGCATAATGCGCCGAACCCCGAGATGACAAGCTTCATCTTTCGGGAAACTCTTATGACGCATCTGCTTTTGTGGGGGAACGCTTATGCCCAGATTTTAAGAAATGGGCACGGTGAGATTGTAGGGCTTTATCCGCTTCTGCCGGACAGAATGCAGGTATCAAGGGACGAGGACAAAAACCTCATCTACCTTTATCAAAGCGGCATGAAGCAGATTGCCTTCCGTCAGGAGGAGATTCTCCATATACCCGGGCTTGGCTTTGACGGCCTTGTCGGTTATTCACCGATTGCGATGGCCAGAAATGCCATCGGCATGGCCATGGCCACCGAGGAATTTGGCTCATCTTTCTTTTTAAACGGTGCAGCACCGGGCGGCATTTTGGAACATCCCGGTACTTTAAAAGATCCTTCCAAGGTCAGAGAAAGCTGGGAGGAGCTTTTCAAGGGTTCCGGCAACGCCAACCGGGTCGCTGTTTTGGAAGAAGGCATGACCTATAAGCAGATCGGCATACCGCCGAATGAAGCCCAGTTCTTGGAGACGAGAAAGTATCAGACGGAAGAAATCTGCCGAATCTACCGTGTGCCGCCCCATCTGGTGGCAGACCTCGACAAGGCGACCTTTTCCAATATTGAACATCAAAGCATCAGCTTTGTCGTTCATACGATAAGGCCCTGGCTCGTGCGTCTGGAGCAGGCGATGGACAAAGCCCTGCTCTTCCCGGAAGAGCAGACTAGGTATTTTGTCGAGTTCAACGTGGACGGGCTTTTGAGGGGCGACTACGAGAGCCGGATGCAGGGCTATGCCACGGCAAGGCAAAACGGCTGGATGAGTGCCAACGATATCCGGCGTTTGGAAAATATGAATCTCATCCCGGATGAGGAAGGAGGCAATTTGTACTTGATCAACGGCAACATGACGAAACTCAAAGACGCCGGGTTATTCGCCGGCCAGGAGGTGAAAGAAAGTGAAGAATAAGAAATTCTGGAAGTTTCTAAACGATCTTCCGGACGAAGAAACCGTCCTCAGACTGGACGGTCCCATTGCAGAAGAGAGCTGGTTTGGCGATGAAGTCACACCGGCTCTTTTTCTAAGCGAACTAAACAGCCATCCGGGCGACCTGACTGTCTGGATCAACAGTCCCGGCGGCGATGTCTTTGCAGCATCCCAGATCTACACCATGCTGATGGATCACAAGGGCAAAGTCACCGTGAAGATCGACGGGCTTGCAGCTTCCGCCGCTTCCGTTATCGCAATGGCGGGCGGCGAAGTGCTGATGAGCCCCTCGTCCATGATGATGATCCATAACCCCATGACGCTCGCTTTCGGTTGGAAGGACGAGATGGAGAAAGCCTTAGATGTCCTCGATGAAGTCAAGGCTTCCATCATCAATGCCTATGAATTAAAAACTGGGCTATCCCGAAACAAAATCTCAAGACTGATGGATGACGAGACCTGGATGAATGCCAGGAAAGCAAAAGAACTCGGCTTTTGTGATGCTCTGCTTTTTTCTGAGGGGGATAACCCCGACCTTGGTGAAGCAAGCGTCGCCTTTGCCGCAAGACGGACGGCAACTGCCGTCTTAAACAAAGTGCACCCGACCGTGCCCACGCCGTTGGAGCAGGGCACTTCCTATGACGAGCTGAAAAAACGGCTCGAACTATTAAGCCATGAAGGAGGCTATTAACGATGAATAAACTGCAGGAACTGAGAAACAAACGCCACGAAGTCTGGAACCAGGCCAAGGCCTATCTGGAAGAAAAGCGCGGCGAGGACGGTCTCGTGTCGGCTGAAGACACGGCCGCCTACGAAAAGATGGAACAAGAGGTTGTCGATCTCGGCAAAGAAATCGACCGTCTGGAGCGCCAGCGGGATATGGACATGAAGCTCTCGCAGGCGACCAGCCGTCCCGTGGTCACAGACCCGATGACTGAGGTAGAGGACAAGACCGGACGCGGCAGCAAAGAGTACAACCGTGATTTCTGGAATGTCATGCGAAAGAAGAACGCTGTCATCACTAATGCGCTTCAGGTCGGTACGGACTCCGAAGGCGGCTACCTTGCCCCGGATGAGTTCGAGCGTACACTGGTGGAATCCCTCGAAGAAGAGAATATCTTCAGGCAGCTTGCCCACGTGATTCAAACTTCATCCGGTGATCGCAAGATCCCCGTTGTAGCGACCAAGGGCACGGCGAGCTGGGTCGATGAAGAAGCGGCGATTCCTGAGTCTGATCCCGCTTTCGGTCAGGTTTCGATCGGAGCTTATAAGCTTGCCACCATGCTCAAGGTTTCAGAGGAACTCTTGAACGACTCCGTCTTTGACCTCGAAAGCTATATCGCCAAAGAGTTCGGTCGCAGGATGGGCTCCAAAGAGGAGGAAGCTTTCCTCGTGGGCGACGGCACCGGAAAGCCGACGGGCATCTTCCATACCACGGGCGCCGGCGAATTGGGCGTGACAGCCGCAGCAGAGGCCGAGCTTACAGCGGATGAGTTGATTGACCTTTTCTATTCACTGAGAGCACCTTACCGCAAGAAGGCCGTCTTTATCATGAACGACGCCACCGTGAAACTGATCCGCAAACTCAAGGATCAGACGGGTCAGTATCTCTGGCAGCCTTCCTTAACCGCAGGCACGCCTGATACCATCCTGAACCGCCCGGTCTACACGTCAAGCTTTGTGCCCTTGGCCGAAGCGGGAGCATTCACCGTTGCCTTCGGCGACTTCTCCTACTACTGGATTGCCGACCGTCAGGGCAGGTCTTTCCAGCGCTTAAATGAGCTCTTTGCCGCTACCGGACAGGTCGGCTTCAGAGCCACACAGCGTGTGGACGGTAAGCTCATTTTGCCTGAAGCCGTGAAGCTCTTGCAGATGAAAGCCGGAGCGTAAGACAGGAGGTTTGAGGGATGAAGGCGGAGGATTTGCTGGTTCCCTTAAAAGAGAATCTGGCAGTGGAGCATGATGCAGATGATGCCCTTCTGCTCCGCTGCCTGTCCTCCGCTCTTTCCTATGCGGAGGGCTACCAGAAAAAGGGGCCCGATTACTACCAGACTAATGAAATGACCGAAAGTACCAAGCAGGCTGTCATCGTTCTGGCGACCTTCTTTTACGAGAGCCGGGACGGCTCGACAGCCGGCTTTTTTGCAGACTCACCTGAAGCCGCACGGCAGGTATGGGAGACAGTAAAACTTCTCCTCCAGGGCGACCGGGAGGTGATCTTATGAGTATCAAGCTGCAGCATTTTGTTGAACTTTTCCGTGTGGAAAGCGGTACGGACAGCGAGGGCTTTCCAACTGAACGAGATGAAATGCTCGCAAGCATCAGAGCCTACCGTGAAGACCGCTATGGGAGTGAAACGTGGAAGAATCGCAGCCTTTTTTCCAAGGCGACCACGCTCTTTCGCATCCGAGCGATACCGGGTGTAAAACTCGATACCCGCTGTGTGGTTGTTACAGAAGACGGCAGGTACAACATTCTCTCGGTTGAGGATATCCGGCACAAAGGGCTGTACTGGGAGATCCTCGCCGAAAAGGTCGATACGGAAGGGGTGGTGCAGGATGGCACGGTGTGAAATGAAGCTGCCGGATGAGTTTATGGATAAGCTCTCCATGCTCGGCGATAAGTTTGACAGCGTGGCTCCCAAGGTTCTAGAAGCTGGCGGCGAAGTAGTGCTCTCTCAGATGAAAGACAATCTCAGAAATGTCATCGGGAAAAACACGAAGGTGAAATCCCGCTCG